CCGGTATTAACGTCATCAAGGGCAACCCGGTTTTCCACGTCAAATCCTCAGTATTTGACCAGACCACCAGTAAATATGCGCTACTGCTCGGTGACCCGAACACAGATTTCAGCACTATCCAGAACGGACTGATTTTTTCAACTATCTCAGTCAGGGACCTGGATAAACGTGCCGGTAATATGGGCGGTATTTATGTGAAATATACTGGCGCATACGGCAAGTTCATGCGAGCTCTTGATATTAACGGTACAGGCATAGAGAAAGCTCCCGTTTACGATTCTGAGTTTGTCTGCATTATGGAACGCTGCGGTAATGTCAATGAGTATTCCCTGTTTACAAACCCCAACGGAGATGAGTGCAACTCAATCGTATACCCGTTTATCCTGTGCCATGACGCGTATCACAAAGGGATTTATGTCGCGGGTTCGAAAATCGTTATTGACCATATCCACGCAGAAGCTAATGCGGTTCTCACGACTGATGACGGGTATACCGGACTGACGGGCGCGACGACATCCACGGGGCTGAAATACGTTAACCACGTCATCTACCTGACGGGCGGCCATCTGGGTAACGCCACGTTTAATGATTATGCGTATGCCAATGGCAAAACGTACTACGGCGACCAGGATACCCTGAACGGCAGTGTCGGAAGTCACGTTGCTATCGCGCTGGTTGAATCAACCTGCGGTAACGTCAACAATAAAATCACCACCAGTCGCGGTGGGAATAAGGCCAGAACGTCGTTCTTCTCCTCAAACACACGGTCCATGATTGATTTAATCACTGCTGGATATGTTTATTTTGAGGGGACGTCGCGCCTGGCTGTCAACATGGCAGATATCAATACCATTTTCTCCTGGTCGGCATACACGGAAATCAGAGGCGGACGCGTACTGAACTGGGGCTCACGGTTTATCGGCAAACTAAAAGACACCAGAATCGACACCCCCTACTCAGGGGACGATTCATCGTATGTTGATGCAACCCGGTGTAATTTCCCTAACGGTATTACCCACATATCCGCCAGCCCTCTGAATAAATTCAACGACTGTGATATCCCGACCCTGAGTCTCTCGACGGCAAATTCTGCCGAAGTTGCGGAATTCAATAATTCCAGGATTGGCGCAACGGGCGGTGTGAAGGTAGCGAACGGCACATCCTCCTACCTGAAGAACCTGACATTCAAGGGGTGCACCATGCGAAACGCGTGGAGTTCTGACGGGGTTTACAGCATTCTGCGGTTTGTTGGCACGGATAATACGCCTGCGGGTGATACCTACAGCCTGACCGGCTGGACTCGCCCGCGATTTACGGCGCCAGGCACTATCGTTCACCAACCGAAAGCAGCATACACGTCAGGCGACGTCATTCAGGCCGTCTGTCTGACACTGCCGTCAGATGGCAACGCCACCTGGCAAAATACCATCGTAGTGGCATAAGGAGTATTTATGGCATTCACATTATCAAAAGTGGTCAGCGCCGCTGACTATTACGGGGCGTTGGGCATTGTCGATGCATCGTCGGCGTCTGAGAAAATGGTCGATGTAACCTACGAGGCTATCAGGCTCGACAGCCTCATCGGCACAATGGCGCGGGTGATTTATACGACGCGGGTAGGCACCTCTAACGCAATTTTTAACGAATTTGAGTTTGAGTACTCCGGCACAGGCAACCCACTGGAAGAGGCCGAAACAGCGCTCCAGGCGTCATTGTCCGATTAACACACAAACTGGAGGTTGTATGGGCGCATGGCTTGTCGGATGGGACATCAGGAGGTTCAATATAGCAGCGGTCGCTTTTGCTTGGGGCGGCGTATTCCGCGTTGAATTTGGCGATAACAGTTGGATCGTTGCTATTATCGCTGCGCTTCTTCTGGGTCTTACTCTGCGCAGGGGGTAGCCTTTGGTCGGGATTCCGACCATATAAGCCCTTACTCTCACGTCACTACCTACAGTGATCCCCGCGGGGGTAAGGCATGCGAATGAGGAATTTACCGGATGTAGCGGCGGGCGCGTCGTACCTGACATCCACAGTCAGCGGCAGTTACTGGCTGCTGCAACTTCTCGATAAGGTAAGCCCCAGCCAGTGGGCAGCGATCGGTGTTCTGGCCAGTATCGTTTTTGGGCTGCTTACCTACCTCACCAATCTGTATTTCAAAATCAAAGACGATCGGCGGAAGGCACAGGACTATGAGCAACAAAGCTAAGTTCAGTGCCGCGATGCTGGCGCTTCTGGCCGCTGGCGCGTCCGCGCCAGTGTTGATGGATCAGTTTCTGGCTGAAAAAGAGGGGAGTAGCCTCATCGCCTATAAAGACGGCTCTGGCATCTGGACCATTTGCCGCGGCGCCACGCGCGTGGACGGCAAACCCGTTACACCAGGCATGAAATTAACTCAGGCTAAATGCGGCCAGGTTAACGCCATCGAGCGTAATAAGGCGCTGGCGTGGGTTGAAAAGAATGTGCATGTACCGCTGACGCCGCCGCAGAAAGTAGGCATCGCGTCATTCTGCCCTTATAACATCGGGCCGGGTAAGTGCTTCCCCTCGACGTTCTACCGCAAACTGAATGCCGGAGACCGCAAAGGTGCGTGCGCTGAGATCCGGCGCTGGGTATTCGACGGTGGTCGGGACTGTCGGCAAACGCAGGGGCAGGCAAACGGATGCTACGGGCAGGTTGATCGCCGGGATCAGGAAAGCGCGTTAACGTGCTGGGGGCTGTACGAATGAACGGAAAAGCCAAACTGGTGATTGTCGGGGGAGTGCTGGCGGTCGCCGCCGGCATTTTCTGGGCGGGGTATCTGAAGGGCTGGTACGCGCATTCTGAGCACGTAAACAGCCTGGCTGAGAAGAGGATCAAAAAGCAGGGAAAAGCCGTAGCAGCTGGTGAGCAGAAGGCGGCGACGGCGAACGCCGAAGCCAAAGTGATTTACCGTACCGTTTATCGTGATGTGGTGAAATATGTCAACGACCCGAATCGCACTGTGTGCAAGTTTGATCCTGCTGCTGTGCAGCTGCGCCAGCGTGCAATCGATGCGGCCAACAATATCCCCGGATTTGATGAACCCGCCGTGCAAGCTAAGTGACGCCGGCGCTGACAGCGACGCCGATCTACTGGCCGATACTCAATCAGCGGAGTGTGTGCGGGAGCTGCGTACGAACATCTACCGCTGGCAATCGTGGTACCGCGCGACTGAATAAATATTGAATTTAGGGTATGATAAGTGTCAGAAGATAGCCTAAAACATCGCTATAACTGATTGTTTTCATGGTGTTCGTTTGTTGGTGTATGTTCGGATTATTTTTGTATCTAACTGATATTAAAAACAATCACCACCAATTTAAAATCCCTCGGCCATAGGCTGTACGAGTTCAAGTCTCGTTCCGGGTACCATTGGGATAAAAGCAGAATAATCAAAGCAATAAGCAGTGTCGTGAAACCACCTACGGGTGGTTTTTTCATTTCTGAAATTCCGCCAGTGGCAGCAAAATGGCAGCAGAGTGGCAGCGATACTTCTTCTCCTCGACTACCTGATGCCTTCGCGATTATCAAAAGGGTTCAGAGCAACAGCTGCATCAAGATGATTAGGGGCGAAATGCGCATACCTCATCGTCATCATGATCGTACTGTGTCCGAGTATCTGCTGAAGCACCAAAATATTCCCCCCACGCATCATAAAGTGACTCGCAAAGGTATGGCGTAGTACATGGGTACGCTGACCCTTTGGCAACTCAATAGCAGCCCTTGTAAGAGCCGATTTGAATGCCTCGTATGCTGGCGTGAAAAGCGCACCGCGTTTTTTGGGTAATAACTTTTGTAGCTGTTCAGATATCGGTACAGTTCGATTTTTTTTGCTTTTGGTCTGCGTAAACGTCAGTCGCCCCGGCAGAACCTGAGATTGCTTTAAATCCTGCGCCTCGCTCCATCTTGCGCCGGTTGCCAGGCAGATTCGCACTATGATGCCCAAATCCTTATTTGCTGACTGATCGCAGGCTGTCAAAAGCCGCTCTATTTCTTCCTCGTAGAGGAAAGCCAACTCCTGATCCCCCTCCTTGAATTGCCTGATGCCTGATAGCGGGTTATCTCCCTCCCATTCACCCAGCCGCTTCATCTCCGAGAAAACCGCATGCAGGTATGACTGCTCGCGATTTACCGTGGTCTCGCTAAGCTTATGCTTGCCTTTCTGATTCCACTCACCGGCCAATCGTCTTTCACGATAAACCGCAAATGTATTTTTATCGAACTGAGGAGCAAGGGGATCGCCTAATCGTTCGCAGATGGCCAGTAGTTTCACCTTGCGCTCGTCGCCAGACGTCAGAGTTTTGCCGTGCATTTCATACCAGCGCTCAACGAAAGCAGAAAGCGTCACCGCGTTGTCGCTTACCTCTTGGCTGGTTGCATTATTCATGGTGCGGCGCTCATAAGAGAGCGCCTCGCCTTTGGTGGCAAACTGCTTGCGAATGCGCTTCCCGTCGCGACCATACGGGAAGCACTGGCAAAGCCATTTGCCTGAAGGAAGCCTGCGAACCGTCATTTGTAAAAACGCTTCCATTGTTCTTCGCTGATTATTTTCAGCGGAATGCCTTTTTCATCTCTGTATGCCACAGCTTTTTCAATTTTTCTGCCATGTGATTTATAGCGCCAGTCTTTTGAACTCAAAGTACCGATGATGAGGTAGTCTAATTTCTGTGTGATGCTATCAACAACGTTAGCTCCTAGTAGTCGAATCTCCTCAGCACAGACGCTACGTTTACCGTGCAAAAATTCACCTGTAAGACAAACGGTAGTCCCTTTAAGATCTAAAGTATCAATGGTATCGATAGGGAGTTGAGTCGAAAGACCGTCAACAATGCCTGACTCTAAATCGCAGCCGGTAAAAGAAACCAACGCTTGTTTAAGTTCTTCTCTTTCATCATTTGTTATAACGCCATCCCGTAGAATCTCTTCAACAAGAACATAAAGCTCTTTTCCGGGGTAGTTACTTTTGAGCGCTCCATTAACGGATAAAAACCATCTAAGATATTTTATTTCGGAGTCATTAAGTTGGGTATTAGCTAAAACTCCTTTGCATAATCCCTCCAGCAAATGCCTGTCAGATTCTATTGAGTCAAGCTTGAGATAGGGAAGGTCGATCAATTCTTTTTGTATTTTAATTAGATCAGCCTTTAAAAATTTAATCTCTGTCTCATCAATGACACCATCAGCCAAAATGTCGGAAAGGCGATGCCGTATAGCTTTGACGCAGTAATTATCGCTAATTTCTTGAGACTCAAGCAGCCATGTATCTAGGTAAAGAATTTCTTTCTGGTCGAGGGTGCCATCGCTGAGAATGCCATCAATGATACTAATGAGATTTGCAAAGGCTTTCTCTCGATTTTTGACGTAGTTAAAACGTGTACGCTCATGCATATCAGACCCCTTATGTATGTGTGTAATTGACTAAAAGATAAACACGCCCAGTAGGACACCAGCAGCAAAACAGATCACAATTTCTTTTGGGTAGGTTTGTAATAACGCAACAAAACTGAGCCGGGAAGCGACGAGCTTAGAAGTCGGTAGAGGAGTAGCTTGCGATTGTTGATCCAGCCAGGATAGTGCCATCTGAAGTTGAGAGCGCGTCAGGTCATTTAATCTACCAGTTCCGAAGTTGACATGGCAGTAACGAATTAGCTTCTGCCGTAACTCACTGTCTTCGCTATTGCGGAGCAGAAGGCTTACTAGGGCCTTGCTGGCATCTTTATCCTTACCGCGCCCGATCATTGCCTGCAAAAAACTAATAGCAGTCTGGTACTGATTGACAGTCATTTCCTCAATACTGGAAACGCCTATTTCAGCATGCACCTTTTGCCATATTTCATATGCTTCGTCGCCACAAGTAGCGGATACTTCGGCAACGAGAGTGTTAAGTTCTTTGCGCTGTGCTTTTACGAGTGGCCGTTCATCATACTTTTCCGAAGGGATTGCGATGTTAATTGTGTGACGACCATCAAATTTATCTATCTGGATATTATTTTCATTAAAATCACGGCCAGAAATGCGATTTTGCTCACCAGTTGAATTTACCGTCATACTGCATCCTTACTTCTTATTTTCGTTGTAATCCCTTCCAGCTACACGGTTGCCCTGACCTGAAACGTTAATAGAGTTTGACGCGGAATTACCAGCGGTTAGGGCCGCCAAGGCCGCCGCTTTGATTGAAAGAGTCGCAACCCTGAAGTGGCTTATAAGCTCTAACTCGTCACGCGTAAGCACGACTCCACCACTTTCCTCACCAGTCAATATGTATTGGACGTTCGCACCGTTTATCGCAAAAGAGAGCAAAACATCCCCTCCCGGAACCATCGACCCACGCTCATATTTTCCCCAAGTCTCACGAGAAACCCCGCAGAGGACCGCCGCATCAGCTTGATTAAGGGATAAACGCTTTCTTTCAGACTTCAATCTTGATACGCATTGAGATGTAAAGCTCACATGTCCACCTTGACAAAAGAGATCTATAGATCTCATAATGTTTTCACCAACACTTAGATGATCACAACATACCACTATGACACAAGAAAAAAACCTACCAAGAGCGAGGTTGCCACGTGGCTCTAAGGGCAGCGCCCGCGTAGCGGTGCCGCTTACCGAGGAGGAACGCGCTGATCTCGAAGAAATTTCTATCAAGGAATCTCGCACAGCGGCGAACATGGCCCGCCTGATCTACCTTCGAGGGCTTGAGGCACTCAAGGCAGAACAGACTACCCACTAAGACCCTTAATCATGATCCGAGGTGAGACATGTCAGGCGTAACTATCAATTTGAATGTTGCCGCGCCTTATTTATCTCTCAAGGAGTACTCCAGAATTACGGGTATTCCGTTTGAGACATGCCGGTGCATGGTGAAGGACGGGCGGATCATCATCCGACCAAAGGAGCTTGCAGGGGGCAAGGTTGAGGTAAATATGATCGCCATGCTCAAGGATGCCATAGCGAACAGTTGATGGGGAATACATGAGCCAATTGATTCAACTAAGCCGCCATAGCTATGTTTATCGTGGATTCACGATCCATAAATGCCCGAGCAATTCCAAGACTGCAAGACGAGCCTATAGCGTCTTGAATAATGGTAATTATTTTGGGCGCGATTTTGCGTTAGCTGAAGCCTGCAAAACGATAGACCGGATTATTAATAATAATCGTTTCATCATTCATTAATTAGCCGAGGCCGGAAATGAAAAGAGAATACGCAGACAAAATTAACTCACTGCTGCAATGTTTCCATTTCAATAAAGAGTTTCTTGAATGGAACCACGATTATTCGCATCAACTGTTACGCCACGGTGTTTCTCACCTTTATCACTTCGCCATGCTCCAGGGCGAGACAGACAAAGCCACACTGGAAGAGCTTCGCAGCATCATTACTACCATCACCAATGGCGAGACCCCTGAGCCTTACGATTTGCTGTCACTGGAAGCCGAGCAGCCAGAGTCGATCGATCAAAAAGGTAAGACTGTGATGTTTGTTAATCCGCTGGCGGTATCCGTGGAGATTACGCCGGAGATGGTGCAGCAGTTGAAACAGACAATGACGAACATCCCCGCCAGTATGAGGAAAGTATTTCCTTACCATCCGTAGGAGAATGCCATGTTCACCGAAGAGAAAACATCATGGGCACAAGAAATGCTAATCCGCGAGGCGGTAAGTAGCGCAGAGCAGGGGTTCACTGTTCACCTGAAAAATGGTTGCGTAATTTGCGTCCCGGCAGACAGCCCGTCAATTGATTTAATTATTTACGGTCTGGAAAAAGATATTCGCGGTAATCACGATCGCGCCAGAATGACATTCATTGATTTTCTGTATCACTGGCACGAAAGGATATTTAAGCAGGTTAAAAGAAAGCAAAGACCTAACCCCTAATTAACCAGCGTTAAAAATAACGGCATTCATTTTGCCGGGGATTCGCTTTGCCTTTTTCAGGAGGTCGCATGTCGATTAAGTCAATAAAACTAGATGGCGGAATTAGTGATCCAGAGTTTGTGGAAATAAGCACCAACGCGCGGAAGCACGAACGCGCTCACCTTCTGGGCCTGCTTCGCATTTTTGTCGGCCAGTTGAAAAAGGAAAGCGCCACCCCGGAAGAAATTTATTCATCAATCGAGCGGTGGATTGATAGCCGCGAATTACCCATTAACGAGGCAACAATCAATGAATAATGTGGTGTTAGATATCAGAACGCTGGGCGATCACTACGACGCATCAATTCTCGCCATTGAATGTGTTTTCTTTGAGCCATCAACGGGGAAAATTGGTCCGCAATACTATCGCGCTGTGGATTTGAATAAAGCTGAGAATATTGACCCTGCTGCGGTCATTGAACTTCTGAAGGGGGACTCACACCAGCGCGCAGAGATCGTGAACGCTTCGTGCTCTGAGTTTGATGCCATAGCGCTTTTTTTTGACTTCATCCGTCAAAACGCAGACCAGCATTGTGAGCCGTCATTTTGGTCGAAAAACCCGGTGCTCGTATCGCAATGGCTGATTCATACCAGCAGGAGGCATAAGCTCGGTTCTTATTTTGTTCCGCACTTCCCATACTGCCTCTCAACGTTGATTTTAGTGGCTGGTGTCACTGGATACACCCCGCACCCTCGCCGATCTTCAGCCACCTACATGCTGACCGATGCCTTTTATCAGGCCCAGCAGGCTTGCGAGATCTGGCAGCGCCTGACCTCCCCACACCTTGAATCACTGTGAGGGCCGCTATGCATCCGCGTCTCTCCGTCATTTGCAGCGCACCGCTGCCGGTCTGCAACAGGGCTCTAGCCGCCCTGAAATGCTTCGCCCGCGGTCAGCGCAATTTCTCTCGCGTCATGCCGCATGCCTATCTCGTTATCCGCATTGGTCGCCGCTGGCGCTTGCTCAGCAAGAACGGCGGCCAGCAGTGGCGGCTTATGACCCACGAAACCTACAACCAGGAGTACCGAAAATGATCAAATCACCGGTCAAATGGGCGGGCGGTAAATCTCGCGTGATGCCGCAGCTGCTCAAGCACCTGCCGAAAGCCGATTGCCTGATTGAGCCATTTGTAGGCAGCGGTACCGTGTTTATGAATACGGATTACTCCAGCTATGTGCTGTGCGATAGCAACGCTGCATTAATCAATTTTTTCGTCACGCTGAGAGACCAAACGGATCGCGTGATCTCATCTGCCCGCAATCTGTTTCAGGGCAGGAACAATGAGGAGTCGTACTATAAGGAGCGTGAATTTTTTAATGCCATGCAGCACCGCGCCCAGACCAAAAATGACTTCAATGCGGTCCGCGCCGCATCCTTTTTGTACCTGAACCGCCACAGCTACAACGGGTTATATCGTACTAACAGCGCTGGCGATTTTAATGTGCCGTTTGGTCGCTACAAAGATCCGTATTTTCCAGAAGCGGAGATGCGCCTGTTTGCCGAAAAGGCGCGGGATACTCACGTGCTCTTTCTTTGTAATGATTTTCGTACTTCTATTCCGTACGTTGCCAAGAACCGCCTGGACTCCGTGATTTACTGCGATCCGCCGTACATCCCGACTAGCAAAACAGCCAATTTTACCGCTTACGGCAAGCAATTTACCCTGGACGATCACCGCGCTTTGGTTACGGCGCTATTGGACGTTAATCGCCAGCATGGTACGCGCTCTGTCATTTCAAATAGCGACACACCAGAAACCCGCGAGATCTACTCCGCTTTCAATCTCCACGCCTTCAGAGTTCGCCGTTCCGTTAGCGCCAAAAGTCGCGATATGGCTGGCGAGGTGATTGGCGTGCTTCGCGTGTGCGATTGCTGCGGCCGTTCTGGTGGTGGCTATTGCACGGACTGCGGCCCATGCGCGGGTTATTCAGTCGGGCACGAAGAGGGATCCGATAGCGATGTACTCCCCGGCTATTGGGAATCTGAAGAAAACCCTCTTCCTCTGTGAGACGCCTTCTATGATTGCCTATTACAACGAAATAGACCCCTACGCCGCGCAATGGCTCCGCAACCTTATCGACGCCGGCCATATTGCGCCGGGCGTCATTGATACCCGTTCAATTGAGGATGTCACCCCAAATGACCTTAAAGGATTCACACAGTGCCATTTCTTCGCCGGAATCGGTGGATGGTCGCTCGCACTGCGTCGGGCAGGCTGGCCGGATAGCCGCCCGGCATGGTCAGCATCATGCCCATGCCAGCCTTTCAGCGCGGCAGGCAAAAAGGGCGGGTTTGCTGACGAGCGGCATTTATGGCCCTCCGCACATTGGCTTGTCGGCCAGCGCCGCCCTGTCGTGGTCTTTGGCGAGCAATCTGGCAGCGCTGACGCAAACGACTGGATCGACCTTGTACAGGCTGACGTGGAAGCCCTGGGCTATGCCTTCGGGGCGGTTGCGTTTCCGTCTGCGAGTGTCGGCGCGCCGCACTGGCGCGATCGTGCTTACTGGCTGGCCGACGCCAACCGCGAACGCCTGGAAGCAGCCCTCGAATGCTGGTCGAGAGGGATCACCGAATTTGCAAACGGTAGCCGCATTATCCGGTTGGCCGACCCCGACCCCGACAGCCGCGGACGGGAAGGGTGGCTATCAAGGGGGAAGGATGCGGAACGGAAAACTGTCAACGGACAGGCTGGACGTGACAGCGCAGCTTGCGGGCTGGCCTACACCGACCACGAGCAACGACCGATCACCCTGTCCGCAGGAAGCCATGCAGACATATCGCGACAATGGAACAAAAATTCAGAAGCGGTTGCAGGATGTGGCGGCGCTATGCAGCCCGGCCCGGTTAACGGTTTTTGGCGAGATGCTGACTGGATTTGCAGCAGAGATGGAAAGTGGCGGCCAGTTAGGCCCGGATCATTCCCGCTGGCTGATGGGATTCCCGCCAGAGTGGGAAGAGTGCGCACCTACGGAAACGCTATCAACATTGAAGCGGCGGCAGCGTTCATAAAGTCCTATATGGCAGCGGTGGACCATGTCTGATGCCACTGCTTTAGCATGGAACTGGAACGCCAAACGGCAACCAGCTAACCCCAGAACTACCGATGCGCCAGCGCAGAAATCCTCTGCGCTGGCTGTCTGGCTTGCGCTTTACGCACAGGATGAAAGCGAGCAACGGGAGCAGGCGGAGGCGCTAAGCCGCGCAGCGGCGGAGCGTTTCTTTTCCGCCGAACACCGGGATCCCTGGTTCCGTGACGAGCAGAATAACGCCCTGATCGAGAAAGCCAAGCGACACGCCGAACTGCATCGGGCGAACCCGCTCACCTTAATTCGTGACAACGTCGCCAGCCTGCCTGACTTCCTGCGCAAGCCAATGGAATCAAGGATTAAGTTTCTTGAAAAATCAGAAGATCCGCGCCACTTACCTGCTTATCTGACTGACGTTGTCGCCCCATCACTGGCGAGGATTGATGCAGTCCGTGCTAATCAGGCGTCGCTGTCATTCCGCGCGATGGCTGGCAGGGACAGCCTTGATCAGCTACTCCGGTTGCCTGAACTCAATCAGCGCGATGTTAAGCGGCTCTCGACGCTGGTAGCAGCGCATATTGATATGATTTTTATCCAGCTTTGCGACGAGATGTTGACCGATGAGATGGCTTCGCCGGTCGTCATTCTGGATCTTTATCGTCGTGTAGCTGCCGAGGTGTTACGCCTCGATGTTATCCCGCCAGGTTATGAGGCACTTCGCTGTAAACATAATCGACGCAAGCCGAAGGCTGTTAACTACGATCTGATTCCGGGCGCACTGGCCCGCATGCGCTGCGCCGACTGGTGGCAACGCAAGCTATGGCAACTGCGTAACGAATGGCATGAAGAACTGCTGCGTGCTGCCTGCTTTGTCCATCGTCACGCATCACCTTATGTCAGCAACGACATTCTGTTGCAAAAGCGGGAACAGCGCCGCAAAGCAATGGATTTTTTCCGCAACTACGATCTGATTAACGAGGATGGCGACACCCTCAGCATGGAAGACGTGGTGCTTGCCAGCGCCAGCAACCCGGCGCACCGCCGTAACGAGATGATGGCCTGCGTGAAAGGACTTGAGCTGATTGCGGAAATGCGCGGCGACTGCGCCATGTTCTATACCATCACCTGTCCGTCGAAGTACCACGCCACACTGATGAACGGGAAGCCAAACCCGACATGGGATCGCTCCACAGTGAGGAAAAGCAGCGATTATCTGGTTGATACGTTTGCAGCTTTCCGTAAGGAAATGCACAAAAAAGAGCTGCGCTGGTATGGCGTCCGCGTGGCTGAGCCGCATCACGACGGAACCGTGCACTGGCACCTGCTGTGCTTCATGCGTAAAAAACATCGCCGGACGATCACCGAGCTGCTGCGCCGCTTTGCCATTCGAGAGGATCGTGCAGAGTTGGGTGATGATACCGGCGCGCGTTTCAAATCTAAGCTGATAGACCCGCGTAAGGGCACACCGGCCAGCTACATCGCGAAATACGTCAGTAAAAATATTGATGGTCGCGGGCTGGGTGACACTATCAGTAAAGAGACGGGAAAATCACTGCGCGACAGCGCCGAGCACGTTACCGCATGGGCCTCCCTGCACCGCGTTCAGCAATTCCGCTTCTTTGGCATTCCGGGCCGCCAGGCCTATCGCGAGCTACGCTTGTTTGCATCACAGGCAACGCGCGCAATGAAGGATGCAAAACCCGGAGCGCCAGTGCTTCAGGATCCAAAACTTGACGCCGTTCTTGCTGCTGCCGACGTCGGGTGTTTTGCCACCTACATCACGAAGCAGGGGGGCGTGCTCGTACCCCGTAAAAACTACCTCATTCATACCGCCTACGAGCCGGCAGTGGAGCCGGGAACCTATGGCGATCATGGCATCCGTATTTACGGCGTATGGTCGCCACTCACCGGGAAAGAAAACAAAATCTGCACCCACGTCCACACATGGAAGATGGTGAAGAAGTCTCCCGCTAACCTAGGCGCTGAAAGCGCCGCTCAGGGCGACCCTGTCGCCCCTTGGACTCGTGGCAATAACTGTCCCCTAGACCAAAAAATCACCAGAAAAGGGACGGAGATTGCCACCCCACTGCTAGAAGCGGTGGTGCCAGATGACGAAACAGGGCTACTCGACCCGAGCAAATTACCCTGGAAGGAACGACAGGCGCTCTTCCGCCGTATACGCGATGAATTAACCGTACCGCCAAAGGTGCAAAAGCCAGTCTTCGCACCGGAAAACAGCCCGGCAGTGGCGGAGCTTTACGACTTCGCGCGGTCGCTGGGCTGGAATGAAAACAACCTTTCACTGCTGGCCCGCCGACTTGCCGTCGGCGGCGAGCTGTCCATTGCCGGCCGCAGGTACTGCACCCATGGCGACGGCCGCATTTACAGCCGAAAAGAATCTCTAGAGGAATTAAGCCTTGCACACAAAGTAAGGGAGATTCTAAGGCGATTTAATCTTATTTGTGATCATAAGTCTGGAGAAAGGTGTTGATTCTGCACGGCCTGTCAGATTTTTTAAGTATTGACTTGGATGTGGAGTGTCGATTGATGTGGTTATATCGTATCAGGCTATAGATAAAAATCTTCATTAGATGACTTGAATTATTGTGTTGCTATAGTAGCTTGTTGTATTTATAGTTTTAATGGAAGTGAATGAAAAATTAACTTTGTCAATCACAATAGAAATGATGAGGCTCTAAATGTTATTGAATAAAATTATTCTGAATGATCTTGAAATAGATTTAATTAATGAGCATGATATCTCTAATAGAGATAATTATTTTTCATTAATTGTCGGTAAAAATGGAAGTGGAAAAAGTAGAATATTAGAAGCGATTGCAGTTTCAGGGATTTTAAGAGACTTTTTAAAAAGAGAAGGTGATAGATGTGATAAAGGCAGTGCTGGCGGATTACTTATAAGTAAATATAGCTCCATGGAATTTTTAAAAGACGTGTCTTCCGATAGTATTAAGATGGTTTTCTCTTTGGACGAATTGAATTTTATTGAGGTAAACAAGTTTTCTGATAGCCATAGACAGGTTAATTATCATAATGCTCTGTTTGAGTGTAAAAACTGCGGTCGAGATGAGTTTATTAATGTGATATGTGTGACAAATGGATTATTCAATAAGTTTCCTAGGTTGACAATGCATGTAATGATGATGCGTGAATATTTTGATGATTTTTATAAAAATATTTCGGCATCAGAAATATTTTATCGTTATGCTCAAACGAACCGAGAGTATTCAATTTGTGGATATTTATCTCAATCAATAACTAAATGTTTTTTTAGTGATAATAAAAAATATGAAATGACTGTTTCTTTTTTAAAGAGATTTGGGGTTTTTGGAAGGTTTAAAATCATTTTCAAAGCTAATAAGAATTTACGCGGAGTGTCTGATGCAGGTGTATTTGACGTTAATGAACTTAAAGAATGTTTCTCAGTAATGAAAAATGGTCTTGGTGGAATAAAGACTGAAATTCCGCAAAAAATTATAGGTTTAATAGATGAGACATTCAAGGAGATGTTCGCGATATCAGGGGTGAAGATTGAATTTGAGCACCCCAGCGCACATTTTTTTTTAGATAGAGACCTACTCTCGGTTGAATTTAACTCATGGGAGGATGTCGATTTTGAATTATATAAAAAAATTAAAGTCCTATCTGAATATAATATAGTTGAGGTTAGGGGGTTTTTATTCGAACGGGATGGTAGGGAACTGGAATTAGAAAGTATAAGTTCAGGAGAGCTAAATATTCTCTTTTTAATGTTTAAGATTAACTCAGTTATTGAAGACAATTCAGTAATTCTGATTGATGAACCTGAAATAAGTTTACATCCCAAATGGCAAAATGAAATAGTTCCCGCTTTGAAGGATGTTTTTGCATCGTATTCTGGATGTCATTTTATAATCGCTACTCATTCCCCGCATGTCGTCGCTAGTATACCTAAAGAAAATTCATCTGTTATTATCCTGAATAGTTGGCCTGAAACTCACCATGGGAGTAGGTTTAGTGGCAGATCTTCTGATTACCAATTATTTTCTGTATTAGGGTTTATTGGTGATGAAAATGATTATTTAACAATGCAGCTTATTATTATTATATCTAAGTTGAGTGCGTCTGAAAAATTAGATTCAAGGGAGTTTTTTATACTTGATAAAGCAAAAGATCTATTGTCTAGAGAGACAACATCTCATCACGTTAAACATTTATTACTTCAGGCTCAAAGGTTAAGTAAGGGTTTTGAAAATGAATAATTTACTATATTTAAAAATGGTTATTTTTTCTGATCAATCATTGAGCTTTATAAAAAAATATGACTTAAAGGACGATAAAATATGGGAACAGAAATCAAATGAAATGATAGGTTTAAAGAAAGAAATAAAAAGCCATTGTAAGTTTCAACAATATAAGAAATGTATATATTGCCGAATAAATCAAATATCTGAATATGATCAGGTCTGGGATGTTGAACATATTATGCCAAAAAATGATTTCCCACAATTTTTATTTCATCCGTTAAATATTGCGTTGTCTTGCAAACAATGTAATAGAGCTAAATTTCATAAGAGTGTTTTAAACGGTGTCGTTAATAAAGAAATAAAAGAATATCCTATGAATGGGATGGATTTTATTATAATACATCCATATTTAGATCGTTACAGTGCTCACATGAAGGTTGAAGAAATGGGGGGTAAGTATTTGTATACACCTTTATCAAAAAAAGGTTTGAAAACTTATGATATGTGTAACTTAAAACGTTTTGCAATAAGTCATCTTATTAACATGGATGAGAGCGAAAAAGCTTATCAAATTATTAGCTCAGTGTTCGATTTAATAAAAGAGTATGGGCATAGTCATAGTGAATCAAACCTTACATGTAAACAAATTGAAGGTATGAAACAGTTTGTGAATTCTAAAGCAGAAACGATTTATACCATACTTTCAACTGATTTTAGAAATGAATAATACCACTCGCTTTTTATTTGTGACCTGAATGAATTTGCACAATTTTGCACAATTTATAAAACGTCGTATTTACCCCGTAGCGCCAGCGCTGGCGGGGCCTGGACGGTCTGCACAAAGTGCACAAAAAGAGGTACGTGCAGCGCGCAGGCGAGGCGGGGGAGCAAGCGCGCGCTTTGGGGGTAGGGAAGGGGTAGGTATACCTCGCCAAAAGCCGTCTGCCGGGCGCGCACCGACACGGTGCATCAGGCCCGCAATGGCGTGATCGGCCCGCAGAATGGCGCTGGCTGCGTCTGGTTGGGGATATGGCATTGAGGTTTTGCAGGTTGGCCGACATGGCCGGGAATGGTGGTGCTGCAGGTCGGTACCGCACCGCCGGGAATAGCAGTGCGGTACCTTCAGATCACTTCGGGGTTTCCAGCAGGGCGTAAGGGTTGAAGCGGATCACCTCTTCGCCCAGCCAGTCGTTAACATGCTTCATCGCTTCCATGACCGGCGTCAGCTCGTTGACCGCGAATACCCTCGCCGCCTTCTCGACGTCGCCGAATGATCCGTTGCCTTCAGGTATGGCGCCCATCAGCTGCGGTGGCACGCGGTGAGCCGCAAGCATGTCGTCACGCGTGGAAGACTTCACCCCGACAAACTCATCTTTCGCCGATATCTGACTGAACGGCAGGATCTGCACCGCGTCTTTACCGACGCCAGGCGCACTCAGCAGAATGTTTTTAAATGCACCACCACGCCGGGTATCGGTCAACGTTTTCTTCAGGTTCTCAAGACTCTCACCGTCAGCCACTGCGCTGCTGACGTAGACAATACAGCCAGCATGCGACCCGTTGTCATAGTAGAGTTTGCGGAACTTGTCGGCGGAGTGGGCCAGGTTGGCCGACAGCAGGCCGGCGAAATACTCCGGCATGCCGTAGATCTCCTGGTGAATATCCGGGTTGATAACATGGCATACCGAACCGGTTTCGAACTGGTGATCATCAAGGCCGGACTGAATAAACCAGTAGGTATCGAGGTCAGACCCACGGCGGGTGTACTTCGCCAGTGAGTTACGAAATCCAATCGGCCCACGCAGGATGTTGCGGCGCATCTCAAGGTACGCGTTACCGAACACAAACCAGTCAAGCGCAAAGGCCGAGAACGCCTGACGCGACAGCAGCTTGTGCGGAATGAAGCACCCGGCCAGTACGTTACGTTTAAAGAACAGCGCCGACTGGTGCCAGCTCGCATACCCAAACTGGCGGGCCAGCCCGTACCAGCTGATCGGCGTCTCGTAGTACCGGCTATTGTTGGCGCAGTACATGTTATCCAGCAGGTCATGAGCACCGGTCACCGGCCACGGGCCATCAAACGTGAACGCGCTCAGGCCCGGCGCCGACTTCAGTGCGTCGGCTAGATCGGCTTGCTCCCGGGCATATTGCCTGCCGCGCGGGGATTTTCGTCTGCTCATCAGTACTCCATAACAGTCATAGTGTTGCCGCCTTCCTGACCCAGCGGCTCGTTAACGGTGGCGAGCATGGTCGCCCAGGCGAGGTCGCCGTGACTCACACCACGGGCGCGGTCGGTATCGTAGGTGATGACGCCGCCGGGCGTGACCACCTTGCGCACGGCACAAAAAGCAGTGATGAGGTCATATTCGCCACGGTCATACTCCCAGCGGCCAGCGCGGATCAGTTGCAGCATCTTCAGTACCAGCATGCGCTTGCTGGCTGGCGAGAACTGGTAGCACACCGCCGCCGGGAAACGTTTCTTCACGAGCTGGTAAACCGCCTCGCCAATGCCGCTACCGTCAATACCGATGTGCTGCACGTTATAGCGCGTGAGCATGTTAATGATCATGGCGGCCTGCGCTTCAAACTCCATGCCGCGCACGCGAATTGTCTCGATAGTGCGGAACTTACCACCGGGGATCAGTGGCGCCGCGTTAACAGAGATGGCCCCGCTGTCGCCCTTACCACTTGACCCGTTGGGGTCGTAGCCAATCCATACCGGGCGATCGGCCATTGGCCGCATGGCGTAGGGCTTCCAGTCCGGCCACTCGTCGTAGCCGTCTGCGCCGCAGCTTAGTAGTATGTTGTAGTCAAACGCGGTTTCGCCGTTCTTGATGAAGGTGCAGGCGTAGAGGTTGTCGTACTCTTCCGGGCTGTTTTCCTCGCGGATTTCGTCAATGTCAGTCAGATCCCATCCGTTATCGACGGCATCCTGCAACGTGACGATCTGGCGCCAGATTTTGTCCGGGCACATCAGCCCGCTGTTCAGTGTCTTCCAGCTCGTGTCGAACTCCACGCGCTTACCGTGGCTGCGGCCCTTGTTGAAGGCTTCACCCGACCAGAAGGGGTACGCTTCGTGACTCTCTGCCGACGGCGTGGAGAAGTAGGTGCGCGTCAACCCCTTAAGTGTTGCCATCGCACCGGCCACTTTCTTCAGGTTGGCGAACTGCCCGACCCAGAAAAATTCGTCAAAGTACAGGTTGCCGGTATAGGACTGCGCAGTTGCCGCCGACGTGCCAAGGAAGTGCAGCTCCGCGCCGTTGAACAGCTGGATCATGTCGCCGCCCTTCAGCTCAACATCAACCTCAGCGGCAGCGGCGCGAATAAAGCTGCGGAACTGGTACGCCTGGCGACGGCTAGCCGACAGGAATATCTGGTTGAGCTGATGCTTGTACTTCACATCGTCAGACAGCGCGCGCAGCAACGCTTCACGGGCAAAATACCAGGTTGCGCCAACTTGTCGGCTTTTCAGGATCGCCCGGTTGCGGTGGTGATGGTTCTCATACCAGCCTTTTTGATGCCAGTGTAGCGAGTCAATAATGTTGGTCCGCAGCGCGGAGATCTGCGCCTCTGAAAAGAAGTTTTGCTTCTTGCGGATCTTCTTCTTCGGCTGCGTCGCTGGCGTACCGTTATCCAGCTTTTTGAGCTGCCGCGTCAGCAGGTCAATTTCTTTGAAGTCACCACCGGTCTTTGTATTCTTACTGGTGAGCTGGATCAGTCGGGCATCAATGGACGTCGTGACGCGCTGGATCGGCGGTGTGGTGTCCCATTCATCGCGCTTTTTCCATGAGTACACCGTGTTCGGGTTGATACCCATCAGGCGTGCGATCTCCGCTGGCGGGTACCCCTGCCAGTAGAGCTGCCTCGCCCGTTGCATGATGAATGCTTCTTCAATTGCCATTAATCCTCCTCGCTTCCTGCCGGGGAGATTAACCCGCGCGCGCGTGCCCTTTCGCCCGCTTTTGGTTGTGGCGATTCCCTCACAACAACAACGCGTTGAGCGCGTGCGTCACCGCCTGCCATCATCACCGGGAACTCAACCAGATGAGCAAAAGAACATGGCTAATCAGGCAACCACCCGCAAGAAATTTAAGGTCATGACGTCCGGAGCAACGGTCGATGGCCGCAATGTTACCCGCGCCCAGCTTCATGCGATGGCGGCAGCGTATAACCCGGCAGTCTATGGCGCCCGCGTCAACATCGAGCACTATCTTTCTCCGTTCCCTGACAGCGTATTCAGCGCGATGGGGGATGTTGCCGCTCTGTCCGCCGAGGATATCAACGAGGGGCCGCTAGCTGGTGAAGCGCATCTCTTCGCAGAGATCGAACCCGCTCAGCGCATGAAGGACATGATTGCTGACGGCAAAAAGATCTATTCCAGCATTGAAATGCACCCCAACTTCCCCCTGACGAAAGGCCCGTATCTCATGGGGCTGGCGATGACCGATACCCCGGCAAGCCTGGGTACCGACAAGCTGAAATTCACCGCTGAAAAGCGCGCCGAGATCATGCGCTTTAGTTCGCAGGATGCTGAAGTCACCTTGTTTACCACCTCTTTTGAGGCCGAACTGATGCAGGAAAATCAGAACCGCAATGACTCCGGGAAAGAGTGGTTTTCCCGCGTAATGGGCATTCTCGGTAAGGGGCAGAAAACCGACGATCAACGCTTCACCCAGGTGCATCAGGCAGTTGAAGCGGTGGCGCAGTCTCAGGTTGATCTCGGGGAGCAGTTCAGCACTGCCGAACAGGCACGCCAGCAGGACAGTGCCGTCATCCAGAAGCTGACTACCGACCTGGCCGCACTGCGTCAGCAGCTGGAAGGCACTGACGGCAATTTCAGTCAGCGCCAGCCAGCGAACGGCGGCGCTAACGCGCAGCTTGCTGATTACTGATATCCATAACGAGAGATCCCGACATGAGAAATCCTACCCGTAAGCTGTTTGACAGCTACGTTGCTCGCCAGGCACAGCTGAACGGCGTCAGCGCTGCCGCCGTTGCGGCGCAGTTCAGTGTTGACCCGACCGTACAGCAGCGCCTTGAGGCCGCCGCGCAGCAAGATGATGCTTTCCTGAAACTGATCAACGTCTTTGGCGTTGAAGAACAGATCGGCCAAAAAATCCTGATCGGCAGCAAAGGCCCGCTGGCGGGCGTGAACAACAGCACCACCAACCGTCGTAACCCCGGCGCTAACGACAAGATGGATCCGTACAACTATCTGTGCCGCAAAACCAACTACGACTACGCCGTAAGCTACGCGCAAATGGATGCGTGGGCGCATCAGCCGAACTTCCAGCCGCTGATTAGCTCGGCGATGGCCCGCCAGATGTCGCTCGACCGCATTATGATCGGCTTTAACGGTACCAGCTACGCCGACCCGTCCGACCGTGCCGCGAATCCGCTGTTGCAGGATTGCGGCGTCGGCTGGCTGCAAAAAATCCGCAATGAAGCGGCTCACCGCCGCATCACCGGCGTGACGATCACCTCACGTAACCAGAACAACGCTATTGTCGCCGAGGGCACCTACGGCAACGTGGCGGCGGCGGTCTATGACGCCAAAAACAGCCTTATGGACGAATGGCACAAGCGCAACCCTGACAACGTGGTGATTTTGTCCGGCGACCTGCTGACAACCAGCAATTTCCCGACCATCAACGCCATGAGCCAGACCAACCCGAATACCGAAATGCTGGCCGGTCAGCTGATTGTCTCGCAGGAACGTGTTGGCAACATGCCGACTTTCATCGCGCCTTACATGCCGGGTAACGCCATCCTTATCACGCCGCTTAAAAACCTCTCGATCTACTACCAGCGCGGTGGGCTGCGCCGGACGATCAAAGAGGAGCCGGAATACAACCGCGTGGCAACGTACCAGTCCTCGAACGATGACTTCATTGTTGAAGATTACGGCGCCGTGGCCTTTATCGACGGCATCACCTTTGCCGAAGCACCGGCAGGCGGGCAGTAATCACGCACAGGGCGGGCTCCGGCCCGCCGTTATTCGGGGATGAGGCAATGCTGACACCGGCACAAAAACATTTTCAGAAAGTCATGGCTGAACGTCATGGCAAAACCGACGAGCAGTCGGATACAGCCCGCACGGCGCACGAGCAGATCATGCACCGGCTGCGCATGGATCAGAGTGCATTAAAGCGAGTGCAGTCTGACCAGGCGAAAGCGGCGATGAAACGCCAGTTGTTGCCGCATTACGAGGGCTGGATCGAGGGCACGCTCGACGGCGACAGCGGCCGACAGGATGAGGTGATTGTCACCCTGATGGTCTGGGCGATTGATGCCGGTGATTACGCGCTTGCCGTCCGTATTGGCCGCTACGTCGTCGTGCATGGCTTGCTGATGCCTGACCGCTTCAACCGTACCGCCGCAACCGTATTGGTTGATGAGATTTGCGATCCGATTCTGGTGCAGGTCAAGGCGGATGATACCACCGATGTCACACCGTATCTGGCGGTGCTCGATGAGGTCGCGGAGTTCACCGCCGACAGTGATATGCCGGATGTGGTCCGCGCCAAGCTCTGCAAGGTGCGCGCCTTTGCGTTGCGTAATGGCACAACAGAGGAGCAGACCACTGCGCTGGACCTGCTGCGCCAGGCGCTGACGCTGGATGCGGGCGCCGGAGTGAAAAAAGAGATCGACCGGCTGGCTCGCGTGGTGAAAAAAGCCGCCGCAGCGGCGGCCGGCACTGCTGGCGACGATAACACCGGCGCCGATGATGGCGCTGAAGGTAGCGGCGACATGGCCGGAGACACCGCGTCGGACGGCACGGGTGAAACTGCAGCATCGTCAGATCCGGCGGCAGTGGCCAGCGCCACAGCGACCAAAGCCACACGCAAAAGCACAACCCGTAAGCCGGCAGCGCGCAAAACAACAGCGAAAAAAGCGCCTGCCGTCAAAAAATAACCGACTTGCGCCCCGTGCGCTGGCGGCGCGGGCGGAGATCTGCAACGCACTGCGTTTTCTTTTCTCCGCTCGCCCACCGCCACCTATTCAGGAGATGACGCGATGAGCCTTGTAGCCGGTCGCACTGTTACCCCCTCATCGGAGGATGTGCCTGACACCGATGACGGTGGCGAGAAAGTCACTGCCGGGAGTTTCTGGCCGGAAATCGCCCTGAGCGATGTGCGCATGGAGATGCGCATTAATGGCGCCGTGACAACCTCGCGCCTTAAGCAGGCCGTGATCGAAGGGGTATCCCACACCCTCGGTCAGCTCGCTGACTGGCAGGCCGCGCAGCTGGCAGCGGGTTACACCCAACTGGCCGACGTGCCGGCGGTCAGGGTTAACGACGAGAGCGTGAAGGTTCACCGCTTCCGCCGTGCGGTATTCAGTATCGCCCGCGCCCACATCCTCGGCACTAACCGCGACGTGGATACCACCGGTGATGCAGGCGAGAAACGCGCCGTTGCGCTGGCTTCACAGGCTGATGATATGTGGCGCGATGCGCGCTGGGCGATCTCCGACATTCGCGACACTGTTCGCAATACAGCGGAGGCGTTCTGATGAAAGTTCAGGCATTGCAGGGCGATACCGTGGACTTGCTGTGTCAGCGCCACTATGGCACCACTCAGGGCGTGACCGAGATCGTGCTTGCTGCTAACAAGGCGCTGGCCGGTCAGATCTTCCTTGAGGCAGGACAGGTAGTGGAGCTGCCGGAAATCAGCAGCATCGCGGCACAGGAGACTGTACAGCTATGGACTTAATTAACCGCATCTGGAATGGCGTGACGTATTCATGGTCAACGCTGCTGACCAGCATCGGCGTGATGACGCAAAAGGACTGGCTGGCCGCCATTGGCGTACTGATCGGTATCGCTGCTGCCGTGTTTGGCGAGCTGCATCGCCGCCGCATGGCGCGCATTCAGGAGACCAACAACACGCTACTAAACGAACTGATCGACGCCATCCGCGACGACACCGAGAACCGACAGGACGTGAAAGAACTGATCCGCAGCATTCGGGGAGTGCAGCGATGAAAAAGGGGATTATTGCCTGCTCCATCGCCGCGATTATCTCGCTGGCCGCCACGTTGTGGCCGCAGGCGCTGCGAACCAGCCCGGAAGCACAGCTGAAGATGGCGAAGTACGAAGACTGTCGCAAAACCCCGTACTACTGCCCGGCGGGCGTGCTGACGGTGGGGATCGGCTCCACCTCAAGGGTGGAGAACCGCCAATATGCTGAGGGCGAGATCGCCGAACGCTGGGTTAATGATTTGATGCGCGCCGAAAAATGCACCAACCGCGAGTTTAACGGCGCCGCTGCCCCGCAGAAGGTTTTCGAAAGCATAACCGACGGCAACTTTAACGTCGGCTGCACCGGGCTGGGATGGTACACGACCAGGGATGGTCAGAAGGTGCGAACCACTCTCTGGCGCCACGCGCAGGCGGGTAACTGGAAGGGCGTCTGCGAAAGGCTGACGGACTTTGTGAACTCTGGCGGCAAGCGCCTGCAGGGGCTGGTCAACCGCCGGGAAGAGTTCAAAGCCTGGTGCTTATCTGATCCGGCACTGAAGGGGGCGAAATGAAAGCGATTGCCATTCTTGCCATTGCGATGTTTGTCCTGCTGATTGCAACCGTCAGTGGTTTTGCCTGGCAGAGCCACAAACGCGAACAGGCAGAACAATCACTGACCGACGCCCGGGAACAATTGAAACAGACCGGCGACGTACTGACCGAAGTCAGGGCGCTACGCCAGGACGTCAGTCAGGTGGAAGCCGGACTGAAGAAACTCAACCAGCAGCGCACCGCAACGGGAGAGCACCGACGTGAAAACATCAAAACCGCACTGGTCGGTAACAGCTGCGCCGCTTCTCCTGTGCCTGTTGCTGGCGCTGACAGCCTGCACCAGCGAGCCGAAGAAGTCGCCGCCGCAGATTATTCAGGAGCCCTTGCCCGAAAGCCTGACGGCAAAAACTGACGTCCCGCCGCCACCGGCCAGGCCGATGACGTGGGGCGGGCTTGCCATCTGGACAGATTCATTACTTGACGCACTGGATACCTGCAACGCCGATAAAGCGGGGATCCGTGAGCTGGAACTACGGCGTATTGCCAGGGGGATAAAGTGAAAAAAGCTGAACTACTGCGTGCCGCGCTGATTGCCGGTAACACCTGGTGCAAAGCCAACCCGGAAGAAATCACCGTCTGGGTGGAGAAGGGCCATATCCAGATCGAAGCGACCGGCGAGGCGTCGTTCATGTACCACTACACCATTCAGGTGCTGGCGATGGATTTTCCCGGCCAGGTAGACGATCTCATGCTGCCATTGCTGGCGTGGGTCTGGCAGCAGCAGCCCGATCTGCTGCTGAATCCCGACAATAACCGCAAGGTGGAATTTGACGCTGAGATCGTCAACGACGACGTCGCCGACATTCTGTTTAAGGTGCCGGTCTGGGAACGCGTCATGGTGACCAGCGAAAGCGGCACACCGCAGGCGGAGCATCTGGCCGAGTTGCGCCCGCGCTTCAACGGTGGCGAGTGGGAGATGGTCTTTGATCCGGATTCCGGGGGCGCGCTGGCATGAGTGATAATGACGCGATTTTTCATGAACTTGATCAGGTTTTCTCGGCCATTCTGGCGGGTGCATCTCCGGCAGGGCGTCAGCGTACCGCGCGCAGCGTCGGAACCATGCTGCGTCGGAGTCAAAGCCAGCGTATCGGCAAACAGACCGCGCCGGATGGCACGCTGTACCCAAAACGCAGTCGTCGTGTGCTGCGTTTACAAGCCGGAATTGGGTTTATCTGGCAGGGTGAGAAGCGTCGGCTACGTAACTGGCGGGCCGTTCGTGGTAGCCGCGGACGCATGCTGACCGGCTTTGATGAAGACCGTGGAGCCGTACGCTCGTTCTATACAGAGGATATTGAACGATATCTCAACATCAGCTTTAACGAAAGACGCCAGAACATCACTAAACCGGATCCGATGTTCCGCCGTCTGCGTACCGCTCGCTTTCTCAAAGTCAGCGCCACACCCGGCGGCGCAGAGGTGGGCTTTTCTGGTGTGGCTGCCCGTATCGCCCGTGTCCATCAGTTCGGCCTGCGCGACAAAGTCAACGATAGCGGCGCAATGGCAACCTACCCGCGCCGTGAACTGCTGGGCCTGAGCAAAGCTGACCGCATGGCGATAGCCCGCCAGGTGATCGACTCGCTGGGGATGCGCTGATGGAGATCGCCGAGCTGATCCGCCTGTTGGAGAATATCGCCCGCACCGGCACGGTGACGGAGATCGACGATAAAAACGCGCGCGTTCGCGTGCAGAGTGGCGGACTGGTAACCACCTGGCTGCGCTGGACTGCACAGCGCGCCGGGGCCTTTAAGGTCTGGGTACCACCTTCCATTGGTGAGCAGGTCTGGTTCTTGTGTCTGGGCGGCAATACCGACGTTGCCTTTATCGGCGGCAGCCTGTACAGCGACGACAACCCAGCACCGGGCGCATCGCGTAACGAGATGGTGGTGACTGCGCCGGATGGGGCGACGTTTCGCTATGACGCGGAAGCGGGCGCATTACAGGTGACGGGCATCAAATCAGCGACGATCGAGGCGTCAGTTAAAGTGACGCTGGATACGCCGGAGGTGGAGTGTACAAACCTGCTGACGACCAAAAATCTTAACGTCACCGAGGGCGGCGAGATGCATGGTGATGTTACGCACACCGGCGGGGCGTTCACGTCTAACGGAGTGCAGGTGGATAACCACAATCACGGCTCCGTCGAGCGCGGCGGTAGCTGGACGGAGGGCACGCGATGACTGAGCGCTATCGCGGTATGAATGCTGCCGGCACTGGCACCCTGACCGATGAAGATCATGTGTGGCAGTCGGTTAATGACATTCTGCTGACGCCGGTCGGCAGTCGACTGATGCGCCGTAACTACGGCTCGCTGTGCCCTGACCTCATCGACAGCCCGCAAAACGACGTGACCCGCCTGCAACTGATGAGCGCCGCAGTGATTGCGCTGGCGGCATGGGAGCCGCGGATTGTGCTGGACACCATCAATGTGACGTATTCCGCCAGTGGCGCGGTGACTGCTGAGATGTCCGGGATGTTGACCGAGACGATGGAAAAAAGCACCCGCGCGGTGACGTTAAAAGGGGATGCCAATGCCAACAATTGACCTGTCGCAGCTACCATCGCCGACCATTATCGAAGAACTCGACTTCGAGACAATTCTTGCCGAGGTGAAAGCGGTCATGGTGGCGGCATTTCCTACTGATCAGCAATCTGCTGTTGCCGCTGCGCTGGGTCTGGAGTCAGAACCGCTGAACATCATCGCTCAGGCGATGGCGTACCGCGAACTGCTGTTGCGCCAGCGCATCAACGAAGGGGCGGCCGCCTGCATGCTCAGTCATGCGACTGGCGACGATCTCGATAATATCGCTGCCAATCTGGACACGGAACGCCTCACCATCACGGCGGCAACGGACACCGCCGACGCAGTGACGGAAAGCGATGAAGCGCTACGCCTGCGCGCGCAGGCTGCGTTTGAGGGGATGAGCGTTGCCGGGCCGTCGGCGGCCTACGAGTATTTCGCCCGCAGCGCCAGCGGCAAGGTGGCCGCTGTCCGTGCAACCAGCCCGGCTCCCGCCGAGGTGGTGATTGCCATCCTGTCCAGCGACGGAGACGGCACGCCATCAGCCGAACTGATTGCGACGGTGCAGACAGCGGTCAACGATGAAGATACGCGCCCGTTGGGCGATCGCGTGACGGTGCAGGGCGCTGAAATTATTGAATATGCGATTAATGCCACCCTGTACCTGTATCCGGGCCCGGAATCGGAGCCGATCATTAACGCCGCCCTGGCCTCACTGCAAACATTTCTGACCAGTGCTGATAAAAAAATCGGCCGTGACGTCGTGCGCTCCGCCATTTCGGCGGCCCTGCATGTACAGGGAGTGCAGCGTGTGGTGATCAACTCCCCGGCGGACGATCTGCAGATCGATAACACCCAGGTGGCACGCAATACCGGGTACAACGTGGAAAACGGCGGCACGGATGAGTAACTCTCTCCTTCCGCCATCTTCCGGGGACTGGCTTCGCTACACCGAAGCGGGCACCGCCAGGCTGTCAGCGATCACTGTAGCACTTCGCACGCTGTGGACACCGACGGCCTGCCCGGTGGATTTGCTGCCGTATCTGGCGTGGGCGTTGTCGGTAGATCGATGGGACAAGGACTGGCCGGAAGAGCGAAAAATTGCCGCCATCCAGAAATCGTACTGGTTGCACCGGCGTAAAGGAACGCGCGCCGCGGTACGCCGCGTCATTGAAGACATGGGGTTTTCAGCGACATTTGCCGAGTGGTTTGAAGTTGGAGACGAGCCGGGAACATTCCGGCTTGAAGTGGACGTCAACGAGGTTGGGCTGACGCAAAAAACGCTGAGCGAGCTGAACCGCCTGATCGACGATGCAAAGCCAGTCAGCAGACACCCGGCGCAGCTCAATATCGCGACAAAAGTGCGGGGCGATATTTATGTCGGTTCAACGCTTTGCAGCGGTGAAATTATCAGTGTTTATCCGGAAGGTTACGAGCCTGAAGACAGCATTTTCTATAACGGCGTGATTTTTCACGACAGCAATTTTAATTACAGGTAAGCCCGATGACCAGAATTCCAGAATCCCCTGCATGGGAAGATGAAATTGAACTGATTTCCAGAAGCGAGCGTGTTTCCGGCGGACTGGATGGCGTGGCAAACCGGCCGCTGAAAAGTCTGGCTAACCGAACGCGCTACCTTAAGGAACGGTCCGACGAATCAGACGTGACTGCTGCGGAAAAAGTCAGTGCAGTTAAAAAATTCACCGAAGGTGCAACACTGGAATCACCGAGAGAAGAGATCCTGCATGGTGTTTACCGCCTTGTGTGGACGGGAGATTTTCCAAAGACAGTTCCACCAAACAGCTCACCAGAGACAACTGGTGGAGTGAAGGCCGGGGGGTGGGCATACACCTCGGATGCCGTTATCCGACAGAGCCTTGCGGATAAATCAGGTTTTGGAATGGTGGGGCAGGTCAGTTCCTTTGCCGCTCTGAGAGGTATTAATCCTGCACGCGCAGGGCAAAAAATCTTACTCGCTTCGCACGCGTATATTGAGGGCTGGTTCGCACAGGCGCTGCCGCCGGATGGATTTGGTGAATTTATTGCTAAATCCGGTTCAGCTACCGACGATGGTGGTTTTATTTGCGTGCCGGACGGCATCACAGATCTGTACTGGCAACGCATCATCGGAAAAGAAACATTACGGCCGGAGCATTACGGCGCTCGCTGCGATTCTACACGTGTGGTGGCAGGTACTGATTGCACTGATGCTCTTAATGCTATGTTCGCCACAGCCATCGCGAACAACTTCGCCGTTGAGTTCTCTGCAAAAACATACAGCTCAGACCTGCTTGAGCGCGGCTATTATATTTCAAAATCAGTGGTGGCCACCGGTATTAACGTCATCAATGGCAACCCGGTTTTCCACGTTAAGTCCTCAGTATTTGACCAGACCACCAGTAAATATGCGCTACTGCTCGGTGACC